TTATGAACTTTGATGGCTCATGTTCTGGTCAGCAACATTTCTCAGCCTCACTAAGATCAGAGGAAGGTCTACTTGTGAATCTAGGTCCAGCAAATAAAGTTGGTGATCTGTATAGTGCTGTAGTTGAACAATCAAATGAGTATTTAAGTCGAGCTTGGTCACAAAAAGCACAATTTTACCAGCAATGGGAGAAACCCATTTTAAAGCTCATAGAGGCTGGTTATCTCACTCGTAGCATAGTTAAACGAAATACCATGACTTTCGGCTACAGTAGCAAAAAATTCGGCTTTAAAGAGCAAATTCTGGAAGATTTAATGAGACCTCTCGAAACTCAGGTTAGAATGGGTCTAATTGAGGAAAATCCATATGCAATTGGTGATGATGGTGGCTTTGCAGTTGCTGGTCTAATTGCTGAACTAAATTGGAAATCAGTTAACAAGGTGGTCCAAGATACATCTGATGCCATGACATGGCTCACACAAGTAGCTGGAGCACTTGCTCATGAAGGTAAACCTTTAATTTTTAATACACCTTTAGGCTTTCCAGTGGTCCATGCATACTACCAATGGCAAACACACAGAGTACGAGGTATTTTTGGTGGAGCTGAGGTTCCAGTCATGAATTTAAATACTGGTAATTACTCAAACATCACTCAATTGAGCATGTTGGCTAAACTTAGACCTACAGAGATTATTCTGAAAGACAAAGCTAAGAGTTCAGTTGCTCCAAATGTAATACACAGTATGGATGCAACTCATTTAATCATGGTCACCAAAAAAGGTGCTCAAGCTGGCATACGAGACCAGCTACACATTCATGACAGTTTTGGATGCTTGATGGCTGATGCAACTCAGTTTCAAGATGTAATCAGGTCCAGCTTTGTAGAACTGTATGAAAAATACGATATTTACGATGAACTTTTGTCCATCGCACAGAACAAAATCAGTTCGAGAAATAGACACCGACTCCCTTCTGATATTCCAGCCAAAGGCTCATTGAATATTAGAGGTGTGCTGAAATCGAAATTCGCATTTAGTTAAAGGAAAAATTTATGGATACGAAACCAAAATCGAAACCACAAAAAATGAAATTAGAAAATGTAAATGTTATATTTAATGACCTCAGAGGTGAACAATTTAATGAGGCAAGAAAAGCAATTAAATTTTCTCTTCAGCCAGCTGACTCCAAATCAGTAGATAAGGTTGTCGATAAGATTAACAAAGAAGAGTTTGGTGGTACTGGACACAATGCAGTCATGAAAACTCTAGAAGATGGCACAATTATGTACAAAGCTATGACCTATGATGTCGAAAAAGTTTGCTTTGTAGATGGTTCAGCTAAACGCATCAAATCAGATATTAACTTTGGTTCTGGTGCAAATTTAAACTTAATAATCAAAATTAAATCATACGACTCTAGAGGTCAAAAAGGTATTAAAGCCTACCTAGAGGGAATCCAAATCCTCAGTAGAGGTGGCAACGTAGTTAGCGAAGATGATTTTGAAAAAGTCGAAGGAGCTTACGTTGCATCCGAAACTACACAAACAAACACTGAAACTCAGGTCGAATTTTGAGAAACGTGTTATCGATGAGCTGGATTGTGATTTCAAATATGAAGAATACAAAATTGATTTCATAGTTCCAGCTCGTCAATCTTTTTACGTACCAGATTTGATACTGCCCAATAATGTCATAGTTGAAATTAAAGGGTTATGGACAGTTCAAGATCGTCACAAGCACTTGCTACTGCAAGAGCAATATGAGGACTTGGATGTACATTTTTTGTTTCAAAATCAAAAGACGAAAATTCATAAGAAATCGCAGACTACTTACCAAGCCTACTGCGAAAAGTTCGGATTCACTTACTCGGAAAAGAAGATACCAGCTGAATGGCTTGAGAAACCGAAACGACTATTACCGAACTATGTCGTTGCTCGAAATTCACATGCAAGAAAAGGAAGAAAATGAAAAAAGTAAATCCAAGGCAATGGCAAGCAATGTTAGCTCTGAAACTGGGGATGAAGAAGGAGATATGGGTACCGATGAAACTCCTGAACAGCTTTCTGAATAAACCAGTTTTTCAATCCACTTTAGATACTCTTCATTTCAGTTTTGGCTTTGTTGAAAAGACACAATTGGGAATGGAAAGCACTGGTGCTTGGGGTCCACAAATTAGACAAATGAACCACTACCGACTGACTAAGGAAGGTAATGAATATTTGGTAGGAAAATTGAAAGGAAATGAAAATGAGTGAGAGAGAAGTAAAACAACTCCATGAAATTATAAAAAAGTCAAAGTTAACTCCGAGAGCCATAAGAGTTTTAAATTATATGACAAAGTATGGCTCAATCAGTCCACTAAAAGCACTCCATGAACTTGGAGATTTTAGGCTAAGTGCAACTATTTTTGAACTTAGACAGCACTACGAAATCGATATGAAATTGAAAAAGAGCTTTAATGGGAAAAGATATGGAGAATACACTTTCAAGAGACCAGTCAAACCTACTCAGGAAAACCAGCTGTCTCTCATGCTCCAGTAGTGATGCCAGAGCAATTTATGACGATGGGCACAGCTATTGTTTCAGCTGTCAAACTTATTTTCAAGATGATGAAAAGGAACTACCGACAATGACAAAAAAAGTTCCAGTGGACCTTATTAAAGATGGTCAAATAACTGCATTGAAAAACAGAAAAATCTATCAGGAAACTTGTGAGAGATACCATTATCAAACTGGTATTGATGCCCAAGGTGTCGGCTGTCACATTGCCAACTATTTTGATAAAGATGGCATTAGAGTTGCTCAGAAAATCAGATACGCAGATAAGCGATTTACATGCCTTGGAATTGCCAAGGATATGCCTCTTTATGGGTTGCATACAGTTAACAATACGAGAGACAAGATAGCCATTACTGAGGGCGAAATTGATTGTCTTTCACTTAGTCAATGTCTAGGTGGCAAACACAATGTTGTAAGTCTACCTAATGGCATATCGAATGTCGGAAAGGTCATGAAAAATCATTATGAATTTCTTGATCAGTTCGATGAGATTGTGCTCTTTTTCGACTCGGATGAGCATGGTCAATCTGCTATTGCTGACGCAGTACAATTCCTCCCATCAAATAAAGTACGTATTGCATCACTTAGCAGAAAAGATGCCTCTGAATGTCTTACATCTGGAGACAGTCAGGAGCTGGTTGATGCTTTTTATAAAGCAAAAGCCTATAGACCCTCAGGGATAACAGATTTTTCCAGTTTGCTACCTAATCTGCTGGAGAAATCTCAGTCTGGAATAAAAACTCCATTCTCAACTCTCGACAAGATGATTGGTGGGTTACGACCCTCTTCTCTGACAGTCATCAGTGCTGGCTCTGGTGTAGGCAAAAGCACTTTTTGTCGAGAAATTGCCTATGACCTTGGTTTCGGCTCCAATGCCAAGGTCGGCTTAATGATGCTTGAGGAATCGGTGACAACGACTGCTCGGTCACTGATTTCAATTCATCTTGAGAAAAATGTTGTGATTAATTCAGACATCCCTGAGGACTTAATTAGACAAGCTCATTCAGCTTTAGCTCAAACAAATAATTTTGTTTTATTTGATAGTTTTGGGTCAATGGAAATCAATGACCTTTTAAGTCGAATACGATTTATGGTCACTGGACTTGAGTGCCAAGTTGTAGTTCTGGACCATATTACAATTGCCAGTTCTGGCATGCTGGACCGAATAGGTGATGAAAGAAAAATGATAGATGCCACAATGACCAAACTTAGGTCCATTGTTCAGGAGCTAGGCTTTCATCTAATCGTTGTAACTCACTTGAGGAGACCTCAAGGTGAAAAAGGTTACGAAGATGGTCTTAGGGTGTCATTGCAGAGCTTGAGAGGCTCACACAGCCTCGTACAGCTGGCTGACAATGTAGTCAGTCTAAATGTAGTTGGAAACGATAAAAATTTTAGAAACTTAGAGGTCCTGAAAAATCGTTGGTCAGGGATAACTGGTTTTGCTGGTTATCTGAAATACGACAAAGATTCAGGAAGATTATGGGAAACAGACGAAGAGCCAGAAGGAGAAAATGTATGGACCCAAGATACCAAGGAAGAAAGTATGTCATTGACATCGAAACCAATGGACTTTTAGATACTGTTTCCAAAATTCATACAATTGTTTTAAGAGAAATTGCATCCGATAGTGTTATCAGGTGCAATACAAGTATGCCCAGTCAAGCATGGACTGACATGATATTGACCATGTCAAATGCTGACGAACTAATTGGGCATAATCTAGTAGCTTTCGATTTGCCTTGTTTAGAAAAGCTATTAGATTTTAGACCATCAGACACATGTACAATAACTGACACCATGTTGATGTCTAGAGTGGTCTACCCTGACATCTACAATCAGTACGATGTTAAGTCTGAGGTTATGAGACAACATCCACGTAATTGTGGTTCTCATAGCCTCAAGGCTTGGGGTCTCAGACTAAGAGAACATAAAGGTGACTATGATGGTGGCTGGGAAGAATGGTCAGTCGAAATGGAAAAATACTGCGTTCAGGACACCAATGTTACTAGACTGCTATACATGAGCTTAAAGCCAGAGCTTAGAGAAAATGGCTGGGATTGTTACCAGATGATTTTAGAGCTGGCTCAGGTGACTTTTAAAATGGAGCAAGAAGGATATCCATTTGATATTGAAAAAGCCACAAAATTGGTTGCTGAACTTAGAGGAAAAAACACAGTTTATATTGAAAAGTTAAAAGACTTTTTTGGTAGCTGGTATGAGAACAAAGGTGAGTTTATTCCTAAGAAAGATAACAAAAGATTAGGATACTCTGAAGGTGCTCCACTTACTAAAATTGCACTAACTGAATTTAATCCATCCAGTCGGCATCACATTGCTAGATGCCTGAAGAATAAATATGACTGGAGACCTCATCAGTTTACTCCAAGTGGACTTGCAGAAATAAATGAAAAAATTTTAAAAAAACTACCTTTTCCAGAGGCACAAGATTTAGCTGAATGTTTCTTACTGGAGAAAAGGTTAGGTCAACTGGCTGATGGAAATAATGGCTGGTTACGAATACAGAAAAATGGAAAAATTCATGGGCACATATCATTGCACTCAACTGCAACTGGTAGGTCCAGCCATAGAAATCCAAACCTCGGTCAAGTGACTGGAGTTGGAGCTAAATATGGCAAAGAAATGAGAGAACTATTTCACTCTAATGGGTGGACTCAAATCGGCTGTGATTTGTCAGGAATTGAACTTAGAATGTTAGGTCATTTCTTGGGAAATTACGATAGTGGCGATTATGGTCGAGAGGTTGTTGAAGGTGATATTCACACTAGAACTCAGACAGCCACTGGATTACCTGATAGGGCATCAGCAAAAAGATTTACTTATTGTGTTCTTTATGGTGGTGGTCCAGCCAAAATAGGTGAAATTGTAAATGGTGGTGCTAAGGAAGGAGCTAAGTTAAAAAAAAAGTTCTTTTCAGCAATACCAGCATTTAAGAAACTAACTGATGATCTATCCAGAGTAATCAAAAAACAAGGTTACATAACTGGAATTTTAGGTCATCGAATACCGATAAGGTCCGAGCACTCTGGATTAAACTTTTTGCTACAAGGCAGTGCTGGAACATTATCAAACATCTGGCTCCTGAACTCATATAAAGAATTAATACAAATGGGTTTTGAGCATGGATGGTCTAAAGATTTTGTACTGCTAATGCATGTACATGATGAAATCCAACTAGCAGTACGAGATAAAAAGAAAGCAGATCAAATAGGTCAAGTGCTGTGTAAAGTTGCACAAAATACGGGAATCCAATTGAAACTTAGAGTACCGATTAATGCCGAGTACAAATTAGGGGGAAATTGGGCTGAGTGCCATTGAAAATTAATGATGAAATTGCTCATATTCCATGCCCAACTTGTGATGCAAAAGGTAAAGTCTATTTGCAAGTTGAACTTGGAGATGAGCCACTAATAGCTAATCGCTGGGTCACATGTCCAGATTGTAGAGGCTATAAAACACTTACAATCGAAGAGTTCGAGAAAGTAGAGTATTTACATTGACAGATTTCACAACTTGGCTGTCTCCAGAATGTCTCTGGCTGGCAGTCTTTATCTATTTCTTAGGTGTACTTTTTGTATGGGAAATAGTCGAAGTCGAAGAGCCTGACACTGAATGGAGAGTAGCCTTATTTTGGGGTTATTGTGCCATCATGCTGATCTATCTCCGATTGATAGGAAAACATCCACCAAAAAAATAAAGGAGACCTAAATGGGTTTTGTTTTAAGCAAACGATCTCTAAGAAATTTAGAGGGAGTTCATGAAGATTTATGCAAACTAATTAAACTGAGCATAACAGATTCACCTCATGATTTCATAATTATTGAGGGTCTAAGATCGAAAGAAAGACAACGTAAACTTGTAGCTGATGGTGCATCAACTACAGAACGATCTAGACACATTACTGGGCATGCAATTGATTTTGTAGCTTGGGTTGATCACGATGGTGATGGCAAAAAGGAAATCAGCTGGCACTGGGGTTATTACAAGAAAATAGCTAACCATATGAAAGCCATTGCCGAGGCTAATGACATTGACGTTGATTGTGGTGCTGACTGGAAAAAATTTCCAGATGGACCTCACGTACAGCTGACTAGATTTACGTATCCAGCACCTGATGGTCAATAAAAGTAACGCAAATGTTGCGACTAAGATGGCTGTAGATGCAGAACTGTTAGAAAAAGATATCGTACAGCCATCCCACTACTCTAGATACGTCATAGAGCCTTTAGATTTCATAATGGAAAATCAACTGCCTTTTTGGGTTGGTAGCATTGTCAAATATGCATGCCGAGCTGGGTACAAATTAAACCATCCAGATGAAAATCGGCTAGAGGCTGAGGTCAGAGATTTAGCGAAAATTATTAGATACTGCGAGGTCCGAATGAGCTGGCTTAATCAGAGGTTAAAAAGATGAAAAATTTGTATCTGGTGGATGCTGATATTCCAGTATTCAAAGCCAGTGTAATTGCCCAGCAAGTCAATCCTTTTACTAATGAGGTTGACGATGCAAATATAGATTTAGCAATAGATTCTATTAAGGAACAACTTGAGCCTTATTTGAAATTAGGGAATGTTATTCTCTGTTTCAGCGAAGGTAAAAGTTTCAGGTATTCAATCCTGGATTCTTATAAGCATAATCGAAAAAATACAGAAAAGCCGATATTGCTTAATGAGGTCCGAAAATACTGCGAAGATAACTATAAAAGTTTAAAATACGAAGGTCTAGAAGGTGACGATGTTTGTGGCATCTTTGCGACCAAACCTGAGGTCCAGAAAGCATATGACATTACAGTTGTGTCAGATGATAAGGACCTTAAAACTGTGCCTTGTAAACTGATTAGACTGGATAACCCAGTAGAGGAAATTACACCTCAGCAAGCACATTACAATCATATGTATCAAACCTTGGTAGGTGACCCTACAGATGGCTATGGTGGCTGTCCTCAATGGGGAGACAAGAAGGTCACAAAGTTACTAACTCAGCCTCTCCGAAAAGATGAGACACTCTGGGGTCGTGTTTGTGACACTTATTACTCAAAAGGTCTGACAAAAAACGATGCCTTAATTCAGGCAAGATTAGCAAAAATATTAACATGGTCCTTTTGGGATTCGAGCAACAAAAAACCAATAATGTGGGAGTACAATTTAGATGGACACTTATCAGAACTTTATAGCAATTAGTCGATATGCAAGGTGGTTACCTGAGAAGAAAAGAAGAGAAACTTGGAGTGAAACTGTCGAGAGGTATTTAGCCAATGTAGTCGATACCAGCTTAATGGAGTGTTTTAAGGATTATAGAGACCTAAGAAGTACCCTGAAAGTGGCTATTGAAGAACTGGATGTATTACCATCAATGAGAGCCTTAATGACAGCTGGTCCAGCTATGGATAGAGATAATACATGTGCTTACAATTGTAGCTATGTAGCTGTCGATGACCCTAGAGCTTTCGATGAGGCAATGTTTATTTTGTTGTGTGGAACTGGTGTAGGATTTTCAGTAGAGAGACAGTACATTGATAAGTTACCAATAGTTCCTGAAAAGTTAAATTTTAGCAATGACACTATGGTCATCCAAGATAGTAAGGAAGGTTGGGCAGATGCTATTAGAACTCTTTTTTCTATGGTTTTCGATACTGGCACAATACCACAATATGATTTCAGATTTATACGACCAGCTGGCTCTAGACTTAACATTTTTGGGGGAAGAGCATCAGGTCCTGAACCTCTCATTGATTGTATAACTTTTATTACTAAAACACTTGAAAAAGCAAAAGGTCGTAAGCTCAATTCTATAGAGTGTCATGACATCATGTGCATGATAGGAAAATCTGTAGTTTCAGGTGGTGTAAGAAGATCAGCTATGATTTCACTAAGCAACTTTTCTGATCAACGTATGAGACATGCTAAAGA